GGGAGAGATCTCAGAGACCCTTTGTGAACTTGATATTCCTATCATCGGGACAGTTGTCGCTGGTCTAGCCGCATTGTTATTCCTGAAAGGGATGCCAGACGATGCTAGTTGGATGAAGCTCTATAGGAAGTTCGATGCGATCCCGAGAGCTGTGGCTGGATTTGAAAGACTGACTGAGTATGTCAGCAAAGCGTTTAACTGGGTAAAAACACGCTATATAAAGAGATTTCACCCCGATATGGCAGCTCGAAAGATGACGACATCGCAAAAAGTTGAGGACTTTTGCAAATCGATCGAGGCTATTATGGCACCTGTTTACTTTAAAGCGATCAGTACTGACGAAGAGAAAGCAATTAGATGCTCCAGGATATTCGCAGAATATATGGACATTATTAAGAGTGGGAATGAGATCCCCCACCCAGCTTTAAATTCGCTCAAGGAATTGCGCTATTCAGTGAATCAGATCATGCAGGAAGTGTACAAGTCTAATGTACTTGGAAATGCCTATCGTATGCGACCAGTGACACTCTTCTTAGTGGGAGACTCATCAGTGGGAAAAACCGCTCTCACTTATCCACTAGGAATCGACATGTTGCGTGAATTTGGCTATTTAACATCTGAAATGTTGGAAAAAGATCCTGATGCTTTCACCAAATTCTTCTATTCTCGGAACACAAAACAGGAATTCTGGGACGGGTACAATGGAAACCACCATGTCGTCATTTATGACGATGCCTTCCAAGCCCGTGACTCCGCTTCAACACCAAATGAGGAGTTAACAGAAATCATTCACACTGTGAATAATTTCCCCATGAATCTACATATGGCAGACTTGAAGGATAAAGCCAATACAACATTCGTTGGCAAGGGAATGATATTTACATCTAATGATACGAGTATGAAGTTCCAGTCTATAACATCAAATGAAGCCATATATAATCGGCTAGATTTATCCTACCGAGTGTTTGTGAAACAAGAGTACCGTGTAGTGGAAAACGGTACCATCACCGAGAAAATTGACCTCAGGAAGGCTCGTGCTGAGGGTGGACATGTATTCAACATGGACATTTACGAGTTCCAGGAATTCAAACTGGGTAATAATGGACACGGTCTTGTTGGAGATCGGATAGACTTCCCTGAATTGCGCCGCCGCGTGATAGGGGAGTGCAGGAAGAGAAAGGCAGATTTCGTTGGCGCGAATGATTTTCTACGCCAATACGCTCGCGATTCATTCGTGGATCCCCGAGGTATAAAAGATATCTGGAGTAAGATAACAGAGCCTCTCTTCTGGCAGGTTAATAATCCAACAATGCCACGTGAATATGGTCAGGAGGATATCCCCTTTGTTGAAGGACAAAGAGGAGCAGCTTTCTTTCAGATCACCAATAAATCAGGTGACGCCATTTCACAACCACAATTAGTGACAAGTAACGCATTTGAGTACGCTCGCTTTAAATCACTCCAGGCTATATATTCTATTCGATCCACAATGACAACATGGTGGAATGCAGTTAAAAAGGCC